GCATCTTAGCTATCTGTCTACCTATAGCCTGACCTGCCTTAGTTATGATGTCTGCTGTGTATTGGTGTACGTCAAAGCCTTCAATGACTTCCTTGATAGCTACCTTATCTTGAGATAGGTAAGCAGCTACACGGAACTCTAACTGTCCAAAGTCAGCCTCCATGATCTTACCACCTTCCCAACGAGAGATGAACACACGCTTAACGGGGAACGTACCACCTCTTGGCATGTTCTGCATATTAGGATTTCTCCCTGACAGACGAGCCGTAGAAGTAATATGCTGAGTCAACTGTACATGTAGCATACCATCAGCCTTAGTGAACTTCTCTATGCCACCTACAAAGGAGGATAAGTAAGACTCTATAGCATTCAACCTACGCAACTTAGCTAAGAAGTTTCCCTCTCGCTCCATGCCCTTGCCTCTAGCTGCTGCTTCGAGTGTCTCAAGGATGCCCTTACCTGTACTGAATCCACTAGCACTAGCCCACGTAGCCTTAGGAGGTGTGAACTTAAGACCTGCCAGTTCCTTAGTGTTCTTTAGTGTGAAGCCCTGTCTGTTGCACTCCTTACAGATGTTCTTGTTCTTACGTGGCTTACCTTTCATAGTAAGTAACTGAACCATGCCTGTGCCATTGCACATGAAGCACTTAGTTGCCTTAGTCTTATAGACAGGACCAGTCATAGAACGCATAGCATCCTTGAATGCAGAGTCAGACATGAAAGCATTAACACTTAAGGCCCATTGCTTCTTATCAGTAGGCTTACGAGAGAATACTAATGTGGATAGTTGTTCAGGTGAGTTGATGTTGAAGGGTGTATCCCCCATTAACTCTGCTACAAACCTATTCAGTTCCTCTGACAGTGCTGCTCTCTCCTCCTCAAACTCTGTCTTTACTTTGTTCAACTCTACTAGGTCTACCTTGATGCCCCTCTTATAGATCAATGCAAGTTCCATGCAGGTATCCATAGTAAGATCAGTAACAGACTTGAGGCTTTCATTCTCCTCCGTAGCAAACCTTGCCTGCTGCTTATTGTACACACCAAGAGTAGAGCGTAGGTCGTAGCGTAGGTACTCGTCTAACTCGTCAAAGGGAATATCCTTTGTAGATGTACCAGACTTCCAGTAGTCAGACATAGTGTCCAGCTTCTGCTCTTCTAGTTGATACTGTGCAGATACAAAGCCTAGGTTAAGGGGAGCCTTGATACCCTTGTTAAGTATGTACTCACCTAACATGGTGTCATATATCTTCCCTTCGTACTTGAACCCACACTCCCATATCCATGTAAGGTCATGCACTGCGTTGTGACAGATCAGTAGAGTTGTAGCATCTAAGATATGTTGTACCTTAACATCCCCCATCTTAGTAGGTGGTTCATCTGAGTGAGTAAAGGTAACAACAGTTTCCTTATCTCCATACAACATACCTACCATCACTAACTCATTCTCTGCCTCAAAGGGATCGAAGTGTTGCTTGCCATCTCTCTTGCAGGTAGTGTTCTCCACATCCAATACCGTTATCATAACATACCCCTTATATATTTAATGGCTCTCTTCATACGAGGAACATCATCATTGAAGCAACCTAGTGCTCTGTTACAACTATGGCACAGGAACCCTCTGAAGTCGTCTGTATCATGGTCATGATCTAATACCCATGCTGCTGCATTACCTCCCTTACCTGCTGCTTGTGTCTCGTCACATAGGCATACAGGGCACTCATACCCCTCTGGAGGCTGACCATGTAAGTCCTTAAGCTGCTTACGTACCTTGCTTAGAGAGGACGCACAAGCCTTACACTCAGGCCTTAGGTAACTACCACCACTTGCAGTGCTGAAAGCTGAAACAGGTAAGGTGTACACACACTTTGAACATATCTTTGTGTCCACATCTGGTGGGTAGGTACCCTGTAGTTCAACATCGTCTATGAATAAGTTTAATTGATCATACTCCATATCTTGCAATCCTTCCATCAAGCATACAGGTAACCTTACCATGCCATCCAGTTAGTTTATTCTTAGTTATGTTGATGTGACGCATAGGATCTTCCGATGTATCATCATCTCCAATAGCAGGGTTCTTAGCAATCAGTAACATTAGGTCAGCCTCGGATGCCTTACCAGTCTTTGAACCTTCCATCATAGATTGATTGAGTATCACCTTACCCTCTGCCTCTGCACTTAGCTGTGACATATAGAATACAGCACATCCATACTGCTTTGCTATGTCTCGTGCATAGATAGCGTTGGCCTTGAGCATCATGTCCTCACGGGCTGCTCCGTTAAGCCTAGCAAACTTATCACCCATATCCAACACTACAACATCAGGTGTGTAAGACTTAACTACAGACTCTACCCATGTCATATCCTTACCTGTTGCATCAATGAACTTAACGTGATCCTTGATACGTTTGTACTTAGCCGTAGCTGCACTAGGGTTATCTCGTATCTGATTCAACGTCATGCCAGTAGATGCATTCAAGTAACGTGCTGCTACCCTGTGTACTGCTTCCTCATTACATAACACCATACACTGAGCACCCTGCTCTGCAAAGCCCTTAGGTCCTGCTATGAATGAAGCATGGCTTGAAGTCTTACCTGTCTCTGGTCTAGCTCCTATCATAATAAGGTGACCCCCATTAACTCCTTCCACCTTACGTGCCAAGGTAGGTAGGTTGAATGTCCACTGAGCCTCAAGGTCACACTTCTTAAGTAGTGCATCCATCTCAATGTCAGCCCAGTCTACTGATAGGTTAGGTGTGAAGTCTTCATTGTAGTTCTCAAGGATAGCACGTAGTGGCTCCAGTGATATGTGTTCCCCATTAACATATTCAAATCCTAAGTTAGCTACCTCCTCCCCTACTAACTGTCGGAACATATCAGACAACACATCTCCTGCTATATCTGCACCCATCACTACTTCCCTATCTACCTGATCAAAGATAGTCTGGTATGAAGTCTTCTGTGCTGTGGTTAGTGTAGGGTTCTTAGAGAAGAAGAGTGCTTCTACTTCAATGGGGGTTACTGATCTACCATACTTAGTGATGGCATTGTCAATGGTTGCTTTAACCTTCCGTCCATCCTTACTAAAGATATTGTTAGGGCAGCGTATGCCCTTGTGGTTATCATGGAAGTCCTTATCCATGAGTGTTCTTAGTAGTGCGAGTTCCATATGTATTCCTTATACATTTTTATGTGCTTAAAAGTGTAGCATGTACACACTTTACTGCAGCATAAGTTATCTTAATCTGGATTAACTTTCCTATGACTAAAGTTCTCCTCCAGACATGTAGCAATCTCTGTGTATGTTACATCGTATATGCCTTGAAGTATAGCAAGACGTAACCCTAATGCTATGACAGCCCTACGAGATTCCTCATCGTCTGGTATATCAACCTCTATAGTAGTGTACTGCTCTTCATCACTCATAACTAACTCCTTCCGTTTATGCTTGTGTAACCTATTACCTTTGCAGTACCCACATGTACCATTGTTCCTACAGTTATGTGCTACTGCCTTAGCTCCCGTCTTTGGCTTCCTTCTTGTCCTACTCATATCAGTATGCGTACTGTATGGCTGCTGAAATAAAGTTAATAGTTATGTAGCATACACCTAAGATAACTAAGGACCCTGTTATACTTAATGGTTTCATTACTCCTCCCTCCACTCTATCTCACGTAACATACATGTTCGCATATGAGCCTCCATGTTAGGTACGTTGGTAATGCAGGCCTTCAGATGATCCAACCTCATATCACGTAAGCTCTTCCACTCTAATGGGGAATCACCATTGATACCATAGTTACCCCACATAACTACCTTACCTACCTGCTCCTGTGGGTCGTCTATATATACTGAAAGATCTTCCGCTGGTGCCTCAAGGTTAACACTACGTCTTATGTAATCTAAACCCCCATCTAATATGTATGTCTGTCCATTAGCATCCTCATGTGCTTTGAAGTTATGCCTATGTAGAGACTCTAGCACTGTACCATCCGGTGTTCTGATTGCGTTGTATACTAATCTGCTCATAATTGGTTTACCTCTTTATCTATTTTGATACTATTACGCCGAGTATTAGCACTCAGTTAAACTACCCTGCTGGGTTCCATGAGGCATCGTCATTCTCCCTAACCTGCTCAGCCCACTTAGTGAACTCTGCACCTGATAAGTTATGTTGTATTACATTCATAACAGAGTCCATCAGCGTTGCTTCATACTCTATATCTGCTGGGTGTTTACTCGGTGAACTAGCTAAGGTGTCATACTGATCCATAAGCATATCTAGAAGGAGTGTATCAGACTGCTCCTGTGTTAATGTAAATGGATTAATACTGAAGGACTCAGGGGGACCCTCAAACTTAGGTGACATTTCCTCCTCTAATACAATATTATCATCATTGCTAATGGTATATCCTAAACCTTGTAGGAAGTTCTCAAACCTCTCTGTTAGGAACCAGTGCGGCATATTGCCTGCATCAAAGACCATCTGTAAGTAGTCCCCATCTTCATGCTGTGAGCTAATCTTGATTATGTTCTGTGGTTGTTTATGCATCTTCATTCTCCTTACGATCACTCAGCACTACCTTGAGCGTACTACCATTATCTTGATACAACAACTCAACATTAACGTTGTACCTCACTATAGCTCTAAGGCTGTTTCGGGCTGTATGGTCTATCACCTCGAAGCATGTGACCTGTGAAGTATCAACGCTGGTGAAAGTAATAGCTGCTATGTTCTCCCGTAGCTGCTTAACTTCCTTTTGTAAGTCATAGACCTCCTGTGTAGTCCAATCAGCATCACAAGCACACTCACTTTCATGCCAAGCTGCACATGTACAAT